GGAAGTCACCTGTGGAAACTGACTGGGAACAAGAACGTCAAGTTACTAGTCTTGCAATGAAGAATGTATTCCCAATCAATCAAGTTCAAGTTGGTCCAGGTGTTAACGATGGTTATACTAACCTTCCATCGGGTGGATACAATCAAGATTCCATGCGTGAGTATGCAATTCCTAAGACAACGGATGAACTTCGTGTTGCCAACAAACCCAAGGTCACATACACTGCAGACCCTACACCAGGTAAGCATTTCATCACTGATATGGGTTTGCAAGCGCCAGTGAAGAAGAACCGACCGGACAGATTCCAGGTTCTCACAGGTGAAGATGGAACATTGGATCACGTCAATACAACCATGGGTCAGCAAGTTGCAGCATCACTTTACCCAGAGCAGTTGATGAAACTTCAGAATCGTGAGTCTATGACAGCAACACAAGCAAATCCTGCAAGTGCTGCAGCAGCAGGTGGATTATCCTACATTCGCGCATTCACAGAACCATTCCAGGAGTTCATGAAGTTGACAGTTGAAGGTCGTGCTCCTCCTGCAGGACCTGTAGGCGGTATGGCAGTTCAAGCAGGACCTCAATCCTACAACGTCCAAACTCATCGTGATGAATCACTTCATAACAACACTCGTGGATTTGAAGCGCCATTAATGACCTTCGGAGGTCAAGCGCCATCAGCAGCACAGATGGGATCCCAGAGATATGTTGAACCCTTGAAACAAGATGTCTATACTAACCGAAATGAACAACCCGGTTTATTAGACGCTTTTAAGAGCAATCCATATACAAAGAGTCTACAGTCTGTAGCATAATGGACATTGACTTATTACGATATTCCGATGTCTTGCAAGTAGTCTGTACTAAAAACTTTACACGTCGCCAACTTCATGATCTAGAACGATATGTGTTTATCTATCCTTCTAAAATTCAAGTCTGTTCATGCATCAAAAATCCATGGGTCAAACATACCTTGTCGTTTCTTAACGTACAATGGATTCCTCCTACAAAACAATGCTCGTCGACTCCTTTGACATGAGTCGGATTGAGAGTACACTTCTCGAACGAAAAAAAGATCTAGTCCAAGCAACTTCATGGATGTTTAATATCCTCTTGCTTGGGTTTGTCATTGTGTGTTTTGGACTTTTCCTCTACACACAATATCATTCAACTGCTGAAACTGCAAATGAAGTTAAACGTATTCCATTTGAACCCGTTCCCTGGTTATCTGCTACACGAAATGTTCGCATGGAAGAATATGGAAGACAGATACAGCCTTTTAATGAAACTCAAGATGGAAATGGTTTATCGGGACATGCCACAGGAAACCGCTTCCCAACAGTTTATGGAGATTACACATCCCGTGCTACCCGTGACTGAAGTCAAGGAACTACCGAAGGAACTACCGAAGGAACTTCCAAAGGAAAAACCCAAACCTAGAAAAAAGGTAATTAAAGCGGCTCTGCCTAAATCTACCAAGTAGTAAGTAATGAGCTTCCCAACAATTGTGGTAAGTCCTTCTAATGTCCCAAGTACCATTCAAATTGCAACACCTTTTTCATATACATTTTCTAATTCAGGGACTGCTCCTGCTTCAAGTCAATCTGTAAATCCTAGTTACACAAACTCTGTTTCAGGACAAGTAACTATAACTAATTCAGGTAGTTATAGTCCAAATAATACATTAATCACTTCAATAACAGATAACTATCAGGTCTCAGGAATCACTGGAATATATTATCCTGGAGTGGACATTGCTCTAAATAGTGAGTTTATCTTTAAAGTCCCCTATGCACCAACACCTGCAATAGGGTCTATTGGATTTACACCAAATGGATGGTCTTTGTTGAACGTAGGTGATACATGGGTTATTTCAAATAGCACTTATGCTTCTAGTTTTGACTACACAAGCAATACAACTATTAAATACAAAAAAGTATCAGGTGGATTTGACGTATTCTCTAATACTGATACAACTAAACTCTTTACAGACACAACTCCAAATTTACAATTTTATACTTCCTTTTACTGGTATGCTTGGACACCCCCTTATGCGCCGGATTGGGATGATACTATAAGTTATTCTGAACTAGAACAAGTTAATTATAGAGGAATAGTCTATCAGAGTCTACAAAATACAAATAGAGCAAATGAACCTTCAACAAGTCCTACTTGGTGGTACAATATTGAAACTGGGCGTAATTTTAATCCATCATTTACAGTTCAAGCAGTAGATAAGATCATTTATTTCCCTGAAACCTATCCAATTTTGTATTATTCTAGTGTAACCAGTACAGAAATCCTTCCCTTTATTAGTGGAAATGGAACCACTGAATTAACCTTTTCAGGATCCAATGGATTTCAAGGAATTCCAAGTTCAAATTTAACAATTATTGTTTACCAGACAATTGAAGGAAATCAAGTTGGAACACCAACTTCAAATACGATCACAGTTACACCTATTACTCTTACAACCTCTCCAACACTTGGAACTACTTTATCTCTCTATACATATCAACCTTTTTCCTATACCTACTCAATTCCAGCAGATGTTGTGAATGTCTTACTTCAATATGACTCAAACGTTACTTCTTCAAATCTAGTTCAATATATTTCAGGTGATACATTTGCATCTACAATAGGTCTTACTGTTCCAGGAACAACCATTCTTGAATTTGATTCACTTTTGAGCAATGTAAGTATTGGAAGCAATCGAACTACAATCACAACTCTTGCACCCGTAGTAACAATTACACCTCCAATTCCAACAGGAAGTCTCAACCTCTATAAATATGAACCCTTTAGTTATGTATTTACTTTGAATCCTGAAAGTATTGGACTCATATTACAATTTAGTCGTTCATCCTCTCAGATTACACCTTACTGTACGTTGTCTACAGATAAATTAACACTTACATTTGCAGGAACATATTTAACAACTTCATCTAGTGTTATAAGTTTGATTGTAGATGTTCTTTATGGAACTACAGTTGTTACAACTACTACAATTCGTATTGCAATTGGAAGAGGGAGATTTTTCCCACCTGCTTCAAATACACTGTATGATCTCTATCAAAATGAACCTTTGATTACTACCTTTGGATCTAATCCAGTCTTTTCAACTGTTTCTGAAATTAATAGTATTGTTACCATTCCTTCATTACCAAATGGAATTTCTTTTACTATTACGGATTCAAATACTGCAGTTCTACAAGGCACACCTACACTTCCAGTACCACAAAATACATATACCGTATTTGGAAGTAATAGTTCAAATGGAAACATTGTATCCACTCCTATTTTAATCAAAGTTAACTCTCAACAAGTTATTGTAACACCTTCATCTACTTCATTTTCTAATTTAATAGTTGATACTGCAATTACTCCAGTTCAATTTGTAGCACGTCAACCTGTGACTCCGATTCTTTCATTTCAATATACATGGACATCACTTCCAGATGGTATTGTGTTTCAAGACCTAAGTGGTTCAAATGTTTCGCAAGGATATGGATCTAATATAATTCAATTAGCAGGAAGTCCAACATTGACAGCAGCAAAATTCTTTGCAAGTAATTCACTTGCATCCTTTCAAACTCGTCTTACTGCAACTCAAATTCAAACAAATGGTGTCCGTTTAGTTGGAAGTTCATTAATTACTTTTTCATTTGGAGAAACAGTTTTGTTTGCAGATGCAACTATTCCACCATTGTATGCAACTGAATCTATTAACAGTAAGGGTGTATTTTTCTCTGCTTCTACGTTTTTTAATGCAATTAATATATTTAATATCCAATCTATTACAGCAGCATCTTTGCCACCAGGTCTTTCCTTATCTGCAATCTCATTGTCAAATAAAGTACAATTACTCGGAACTCCAACAACTGTAGGAAGTGGAAGTTACAGTTTTACTGCAATTAATTCTAATACTGTTTCAAGAACTCAATCCTTTACGATTCCAATTCTTCCAGATATTGTTTCATTTGGATCCGACAGTCCAATTGAGAATACGACTTATTCTTTCATTGTCTCCAAACCTATCACATCTATTCTATTTTCAGCATCATCTTCTGCAAACAAAACTCCTTTAACATGGAGTATTTCGTTACCTCAATCCTATGGTCTTGTTTTGAGTTCAAATACTGGTAGTTCAGTGTATATTGTTGGAACACCTACGATTCAGTTAGTTCAAACTGCAGTGGGTATTACTGTAACAGATACTCTTGGAGTTAGTGCTACTCGAACGATTTTAATTACTATTGAAGATGATACATTTACTTGGCCTAGTTATACTCCAACGTATGGTCAAAATAAACTCATTGACCCTTTTTCATTTAATGTTTCAACTGCAAGTGGGCGTTTAATTCAAAACTATTCTGTAACTGGATTGCCTTCCGGTCTTTCTCTTACTTCTGCAGGTGTTTTGTCAGGAACTCTTTTATCAGGATCAGGAAAGGTTCTCTCTTTATCATGTAGTGGAAGTCAAATTACGTTTGTTCTTTCATCAACAGTAGGATATACTGTAGGACAAACAATTAGCATTACTAACTGTCCAAATCAAACTATATCCAGTGTAGTGTATACAATTAATGGTGATTATGTAATTAGTTCTCTTACTTCAACAAATCTTGTTTGTGCATCTATACTTCCATCCTCAATTGCAACTTCCACTGCAAGAGTTGTTTTAAAAAGTGGTACATTTACAGTTTCTGCATTTACTGGATATGTTTCTCCACCAACCTATCAGCAAACATATACATACTCAGTTATTCCCGATAATATATTAATTCTTATCAATACATCTCCTACAGTTATACCCCTTACAGATACAGCAGGAGTTCTCACTTTTTCAGTTTCAAATGTCTTTAGTGCAGTTACTTATAGCGGTTTTACAGCAACAACTACAATTTACCAAGACTCAATTGAACCTAATGAATTGAATCCTATAATTACATTAGTGAATAATGTATTGAGTGGATCACTTCCTCAACTTCCAGATGATAATCCATCCTTTACGTTTAATGTAACTGGTATTTCCGGAAATGTTGAAAGTGATGTGAGTGCTTTGCTTTCACTTCCTGATAGAACAACTGCATTTTTGACTCTTCGTAGAACTCCTGGTTTCAATTTCTTCAGAGAACCTCCTCTCAATTTATATACATTGTTTCAATACTGTCCTAGTCCTATAATTCCAGTTTCAATTGCAGAAGAAGAAGCAGGTTATGATTTTACATATTATTATTCAGTTGCTTCTAATCTTCCTCTTGGAATGGTCTTTACAACCGAACCTACTGGTCGAAGTGCTTCAATCTCTGGAATTCCAGTTACATACAGTGATCGTCCTGTTTCGATTACAGTGTATGCAGCAAACGGACCAAACGTTATTTCTAATGTCATCAGTTTTAGAATTTTGACACCTAATTTTATCAATCCACAAGTTGGTGCAGGAGCATATACCGCACTTCTCAGATCGGATGTAGAAGGTAACGCAGCACAAAATGCACGAGATCAACGAGTATTTCCAACTTCAGATCCACTTGCAGGTCCATTACTTGCTCCAAGAGCACCAGATGTCACAACACAATCCAACTGCTTTTTAGGATTATGTAAAAAACCATGCCCTACCTGTCGAACAACGATGTAAACTAAACTTAAAAATGATTTTTTAGTCCACCCCCTTTTTTACTCCACTGTCTACTCTACAGGCATCTTCATGTCTGCAAACTTGAGCAGTCCCACTTTTCCAACCTTCTTGTCAATCTCCGAACCGTCTTCCTGAATTTCTGTTTCATAGACATCTTCGCTATTGACATCCACCCAGTACGTCTTCCCCTTGTATTCCACCTCTACGCAGTCTGCGTCTTTCTCTTCAACTGTCTTTGGAGCAAAGAACGCCTTCATGTGCTCCTCCAACTTCTTGGCGTTGAAGTCCTTGTTGTCCATCGCGTTCACGAATGCAATGAACTTGGTCTTTGCATCGCTTGCGAGTTCAACGTTGCCCTCTGTTGCAGTCTTCTTGAGCAACTTGTCCTGTGTAGGAGTGAGTTTCTCAAGGTTGCCTACAAACTTGGCTTTGGGTTCCTTAGGTTCCTTTGGTTCCTTTGGAGTCTTTGCTTTGGACTCCTTTGGTTCCTTGACCTTAGGCGCTTCTGGTGCAGGCGCTGGTTCCACTGGTGCAGGCGCTGGAACAACCACTGGTACCACTGGTTCAGGTTCTTTGACCTTTGGCACCTTGGACGCTTTAGCAGCATCCTTAGCAACTTTGGCAGCATCTTTCACTGCTTTTGCTGCTTCCTTGGCAACTTTTGCTGCTGCCTTCTCCTCCTTGGTCAATTTTGGTTTGACCTCCTTTACTTGAATCTCCTTGACCTCTGGTTCTGCAGGTGCGACCACTGGTTCTGCAGGTGCAACGGGGACAGTCACTTCTTGGACCGCAGGTGTTCTGCGGATCTTGAGTGTATCCTCATTTTCCCAGACCAGAACGCCGTCTTCTGGGTAGAGTTGGTCCACAAGCAACCTGGTAAGTTGCTTTACGGTGAGATTCTTGATTCCTTCAAATTCGTCAATGCTTGTGAGTGCTCGGTAGAAACTGTTGATTATAATAGATGACATTTTTGCTTACTTGTTCGACGTACTACCAGTATTTCTAAATAAGTCAAATCCATTTTGGACGATTCTCCGATTTTTCCATTTTTCAATTTTTTCAAAAAAAATCAAAATAAAATGGATTTCAAACTAGTTACAAGTATATAAGTACGATCAAAATGCCAAGAAATACTCAAGGAGGTTCAGGACACAAGTCACAAAAGAATTCAGAAGGAAATAAAGCACGAAACAATCGTCTCAAAGGAGATGCACTACTCGATGATATTTTAGAAGAAGCGTCAACAGAAGGAATTTTGCTTGGAAAAGTTACACGACGTCTAGGATGTGGACGTATGGAAATCGCACATTTTAATGAAAAAGGTGAAGGACTACTTCTTCAAGCACCTCTTCGTGGAGGTATGCGTGGAAAAGGTAAGAAATCGGTTTGGGTTGACGTCGGAAGTATCGTGATGATCGCAGAAACTGAGTTGGGAGGAAAAACTCATGAAATTATTGCAGTTCTCACACCTGAGCAAATTTCACGATATCGCAAACTCAAACCGGATGCTGATGTACGTCTCTTTCTTAAAGACTCCACTATTGAAGATGATAAGAAAGACGAGATCCTATTTGAAGAAGAGGAAGAAGACGTTAATATTGATAGCATCTAATCGCAAAACAAGACAATGAAGTTTGGAATTACGGGTCTGTTTGCCACATTCTTTTTAACCTTTTTATTTTACACATCCTATCAACATTCAAAACTTCCTGTGTTGGATCAAGTTCCAAATGTTCCTGGATTTTTAGTTCCTATTTCGACTGGAAAAGAACGAGTTACATCCGGTGGAAATCACGATGCATCGATGTATACTCAATATGTTCGTCGTAAGGCAACTGTAGATGGATTCTGGGCGTCTGGTGGAGTCATGAAAGAAACCACTCATACAACTGGATTCACAACTGGAGTCGTAGAAGTCTACAATTTATCCGATGTATGTATTCGTAATTGCAAGCGTGCAGAGGCAGTGTGTGCTGCAATCCTGGATGGTGGAGATGCGATGGCAGAGTACTGTCAAGTGTGGGATGGAAATGGTGATTTGGTTGCAGATGGTGGAAATGCGGATACAGAAGTTTGTTAATAAGAGACAATGGCAGCGCCCTGTGCAAATACACCGATTAAGTTTCAATTACGCCGTGATACATTAGCTCGTTGGACAGCACTTGGAGGAACTTTAATTCTTGCAAATGGTGAACCAAGTGTTGTTACGGATTCAGGTCAAATGAAAATTGGAGATGGTGTTACAGTTTGGAATAGTTTGCCTTATGTAGGTGTAACGTCTGGAGTAATGGATGCGTTTGATGGTGGAACTCCTTCAAGTACATATGGACCTTTACCAGGAATCATTGATGCGGGGGGTGTAGTGTAATGAAACGTTGGTGTAGAATAATAGATGCCAATCCACATTCAATTGCGGAGAGGAACTCGCGCTGAATGGACTGCTGCAAATCCAGTCTTGTATCCTGGTGAAGTTGGTCTTGAAACAGATACATTTCAATTCAAAGTAGGAAACGCTGCAGGATCTACATGGACTGCTTTGCCTTATGGAGGAATGATGGGACCTACTGGAACCCAAGGAACACAGGGAACTCAGGGAACACAGGGAACCCAGGGAACTCAGGGAACTCAAGGAACCCAGGGCACACAAGGAACTCAGGGAACTCAAGGTATAGATGGATCTGCAGTAAATACAGGTGCAACTGGAACACAGGGAACTCAAGGAACCCAGGGCACACAGGGGACTCAAGGAACTCAAGGTACACAGGGAACCCAGGGCACTCAGGGAACTCAGGGAACACAAGGATTTCAAGGATTTCAAGGATTTCAAGGTACACAGGGAACACAAGGGACCCAAGGCACGCAGGGAACTCAAGGCACACAGGGAACACAGGGAACACAGGGCACACTGGGAACACAGGGAACACAGGGAACACAGGGGACCCAAGGCACACAGGGAACACAGGGT